ATGTAGCCAATCGAGTCATCAATTTCCGCTTGAATTATCGACAACAATTCGTTCTGTGCCATGTTTGTCCTTTGGGGGGCGACCCATTTTGGGCTTTTCCAATTGTAATGCTTTTACCACATTTTCTAACATTTCGACACGCATTTCAAGTTCTTTTATCTTTGGGGCAAGATTGACCCCTTGGCGTTCTACATACATTACACAATCCATTTCGGTGCTTTGTTAATCGGCTTATCCCAAGTACTGTGACCTTCATCAAGTCCAAGGGCTAAGTATCTAAAACTGTCACTTCCATGACTAGACCAATCGTGAAGTGGTCTTTCATAGAATATCTTACGCTTCTCATCGTAGTCTCTGCGGTAGTTTCTCAGGCAGTTCAATCCTGTCTGTACCTTTGGCACGTTAAACCAACATCTAGGCAAGATACGCCTTACAGCCTGAATACCATCGTCTAGGCTCATTCTTGGGGCGATTTTGATCTCTAGGCCAGCTTCCTCAAGCATCTCTAATCTGCTCTTACCTGTGCCTAACTCCCTAACCCTAACGTCATGGGGCAAGATGTGTTCAGCTTTTGAGTAGTCGTTATCCTTAATCCACTTGACGTAGTGATCTAAGCCCACCCCATGATTCTCGTAGTAGTCGATCAATCTGATCTCTGTACCTACTAGTTGGGCTACCCAGATAGACGTAGAGTCACCCATTCCCAAGTCCCAAGCTGTAAAGGTTCTGCTAAGTTCCTCCCAAGGAATCTCCTGCATGTGCTTTTTGTCTTCTAACTCATTGAGGATTTGCCCATAGTAAGAACCCTCTACAGCAGCGTCAAAGCTACACTCAAACTCTTGGCGGTACTTATCCTCACCCATCTCATTGCGAGCAGCCTTCAGTTCTGTGTCATCCACTACACCTGTCTCTGAGGCTTTGAACTCTAGCAAACCCCATCCATCCTCTTTTTCTGCCCTGTCTCGCAGTTCTTTGAAATGGTTATGTCCCTTTGGTGTGCCAATAAATAAGCACCAGCCTTTGCGGTCTGTCAAGGCAGGTCTAACGATATCAGTCCATATCTTAGGGTTCTGATCGCCTACCTCATCAATGATTACCCCATCGAAAAACTGGCCTCGTAAGGAATCAGGATTATCAGAACCATATAACTGGATGCGTCTACCCCAGAAGTCAACTCGTAACTCAGAGATATTGTGAGTGCCACCCAAAGGTTGTGTGTACTTGACTAGGTAATCCCAAGCCACCCTCTTAGCTTGTCCATAGGTAGGAGCAATGTAAGCGTATCTAGGTGTTTCTCGTTGGTTTAGCACCGCCTCACGGATTAAGTGATTGAGGGCAGCAACAGTCTTTCCAAAACGTCTATGAGCCACTACGACAGCAAACCTATTGCTATCTAGTAACTCGTGAACCTTTAGTTGGTGTTCCCTTGGTGCGTAAGGGATTTCGATTACTTCGCCCATGTGACGATGTGCTGAAGTGGTTGATCTTGATCGCCACTTATGGTTACTGATGCCATATCAGGCATAGATTTACGCAATAGTATTTCAATTGCTTTCATCCGAGTAGGACTTAAGTCCTCACTTATGCCAAGTGCATGATTTTGCAAAACATTTAGTAATTGACTTACCTGAATTTTCTTGCGTACATCCTCTTGGTGAAGTTTGTTTATTGGTCTTCCAGCCATGTTGTTTGACTCCTCTTGGGTTGGTCAAGGTTGCTTTACAAAAGATATTGTGGGATAATTATAGTTCAATAAAATTTAAGAAGGTTTATATGAAAGTAACAATTACACAAGATAAGTCTTTCAGCACAGACGCTGTTTATGACGATGAAGCAAAAAGCCTACCACCAGAGGAATTGGTCAGCTTTATAGAAGATGCTATCAGACACTTGCATACGCATCTTTTAACACTCCAATCAATCCAAGAGTCCTAACTCTTTTTCGGCTATGTATTTGTAATAGTTGTCTATCATCTCTTGGTCAACAACATCAGAGATTCCAGCTTTACGCTTTTCAAGTGCTCCAATGACATTGCTTCTCATGTCGCCACGTTTACCAGCAAACTCACGCTCAATCTTTCCATAAGACTTAGGAAGCAAAATTTCTACTGGTACGTTACCAAGCAGACCACCTTCAAGAGAGCCGCCATATGTACCAGCAAAGTTTGTGCTGTATGACTTATGGTTTGATGGGGTTAGTAATCCTTCTGGGTTTGCTCTGATTATGGTATTGCCAGCATAACCTCTTGGCAGACCACGCAAAGCCTCATCTGTTAATGCATTTACTAAATCTTCCTCGTTAAAACCAATAGCCTTTTGGTTGTCTTTTAAATACATTCTGTTAACAAATGCTTTTCTCAATTCACCAGCCGTATCGTTTACACCTTCGCCAGTAAACAATTGCTTTTGTCCTTCAATCGTTTCAATGCCTTTGAAACCAGTAAAGTTTTGATTTCCATCAACATCTTTAAAACTTCTGATTTGTTGGTTGATAGTGTCAATGCGAGATTTTGGCAAATCAGCTTTTTTAATTAACTGCAACAAAACCTCTGTAGGCATTGTTGAAAAGTTCTCAGCATAAGTAGACATTGTTGATGGCAACATAAATACTTGCCCAGAACCACCAGCAGCTAAGTTTTCTTGTTGGGCAATCTTTACCCTTTCCATAATTCTTTTTGCTATTGATTCACCAGATGTACCACCGATTTCTTTTTCTATGTTTGCCAATGCTCTAGCAAAATCTTGACCGCCTTCTGTTATTACAGCTTCTGGCAATACCTCATCCGACACACTTGTAATCTTCATGTTTCTTGTGGTGCTGTCCCACGGCAGAATCATAAAACTAGAGCCTTGGAGGTCTTCAATTTTTGTTGGTGTTTTAGGCGCAAGACCACCTATATATTCTGTTTCATACCTTGAACCAACCAATGGATTGGGAGTTTTTGGCTTTGTTTCAAGAAACACATTGCTTCTTGTATTCTGTGCCATACCTTGCAAAATATCAGCAGGTAAACCACCACGCTCCATAATCTGTGGCACTACCCTCTCAGCCACTCGCTCACCTGCACGACCAACAGCCATAGCCGCTTTATTTGCGCCCGATGGTACTGGCGAAAGAGTTAGCAATGCGTCAGCAGTCTCAGGCTTCAGTAATGGTACGTTAGCCCTGTTGACGTTAGTTAATGCGTTTAGCAGACCAGCAGGGCTTTCAGCGTATGCGGCTCTTTCTACTGTCTTAGGGATTCCTGTGCTCTCCAACAAACCAGCCAAACCTTGCATTTGCTGAGTTCGTCTTTTATCCTTCATGTAACCAAGCAAACCCTGAATTACATCGTTAGATAACCCTGTTAATGGGTTGGCATAAGGAGTAACCCTTAGTTCAGCCATTACTTCATCCTGCCCATTTTCTTGGCGGCTTCTGCCATAGCAATCGCAATCGCTTGGTCACGGCTCTTGACAACCTTGCCACCCTTACCAGAGTGCAGAGTTCCTTCTTTGTATTCACCCATGACCTTGCCAACTTTTTTCTGACCAGCTTTTGTCATTTTCATAATTGCACCTGTTGTTTTTTTACCACTTAACCTTGTTTGCCCAAAACGCTGCGCTCATCTTACCCTTGGCAATGTTCTCTGCGTGACGAGCCTTGAACGCTTCGTTACGCTTCGTGCCATCAGCAGAACCTTTTACGCCTTGCTGACCAAAACGAATTAACTTCACATCCTCACCAGACTTCGCTAAAACAGCGTGAGACTTGGTTGGATGGTTAGGAGTTCTCTTTGGCTTGTTATAGCCAGAAAACTGCTCTGTGCCTCGTTTAATCACTTTTTAGGCTTCTTTGCTTTGTTCTTTGCAGTACGCTCACCACGCACAGGCATGGGTTTAGTCTTCTTCTGCATAAGTTTCTGCATCATCTCCAGAGCTTGCTGATTTGTCGTTCCCATGTTTTTCCTCGGTTATTGGCCCACCTGCTATCCATGCCTCACAAGTTCTCTTAGAGGCACACTTAAAATCAAACACTTCGCAGTAACCTAAGTCACCAGCGTCAATCACTTCCCAAGCATCCATCTCCTCGCCATTCATCTCCAAGCCACTCTCAATGCAAGCAAGCATCTTAGGTGTTTGGATGAAAGCAGAACAGTTACCACAGCGAGACTTCTTAGCCTGATCTGGGGAGTTTCTCCAAGTCTTACTGATCTCACGCCAGTAATCCATGTTGGCTTCGTTGGGATTCATTGGGCCATAGTTAGCCTTGTCGATGGCCTTCTGACGATTCTCAAGATTGACCTCTACATCACCTGTAGCAACAGGACAAGCCTTGCCACTTTTCTCTTGGCTTTGTATCTCAATTTCAATCTTAACGGATGGCTCAAGTAAACCAGACATAACAGTCCTCATGGAGTTTTAACCATTATCTCACATAAAAAAAGAGAGAACAAGTCTCTCTAAAACTCATGGCAACTGAGTGCCTCTATCCTATCAACTTTCTGATGGTTTCGTTTAAAACTGACATTTCTGTTTGTTTGTAAATAGCCCAATTCCTTTTTTGACCATGCCAGCCAAGAAAATTGTTTGTGTGGCAGTCCTTACATAGCGGAATACAAAGATACTGCTGATGCTGCTCAATGTGGTGAGCATCCGATGGCCCTGCCTGACCACAAACCCCACAAGGCATCTCTTTGACCCTTGCTAGGTGTAGTCTCTCACGGCTAGAAAGTTTGTTATTCAATCTCTACCACCAGATTTCCATTTGACTTTATGTAGTCTTTTGTTTTCTGAATATATCTCTCAAACTCACTTCTTGAGATACTTCCCTGTTGTAAATCAGCATACTCAATCAATTCTCTGATGGCTTTTATACCTTCCCCATCCAAACCCATCCTCAATGTCTCTTGGTAGCGCATAGCGGCTTTATGGAGGCTTTCTTGTGCTTTCTCGCATACTGGCAACACCTCATCTTTTCCTATGCCTCCACGGGCCATTTGCTCTGATAAATTAAGCACATCGACTAAAACTCGCCAATCAGCGACAGTCCCTTGTCCCTTCGTGATAGCTTCCAAAGCAGAATACTCAAGCATCCTTAGTTTGTCCAGCTTGTCCCTCTGAGTTATCGCTGACCCGACTATCGCATGAGTTATCGGGTCTATCAGATTCCAATGCTTCCTCTTTGTTTTCTTGCGAGTCATTATCTTTTCCGAAAATGGCGTTCCATCGGTTTGCGTATTCTTGATTGCTGACTTTAAAAGGTCTTGGAGAACTACCCTTGCTCATTTGTTTCCTTTAAACCAATAGATTCTTTTGCCAAAAAAATAAAGATAAAACCCAAACTTGTAGTCCCATCTAACGTGAATGTTGATTGGAGTTCTACCTTCGTTTATTGAAAATCCCCATTTTCTAAAGTATGTAACTGGCGTCATTTTTTCATACCCCTTACAAAAGCAGCGAAACTCTGTGCAGTATCACCAAATGACTTCATTAAGCTGAACTCATGGGCTACCTCATCTAGCGTCTTATTGCGTACTGGACAGTTTCTGCCTTGGGTACAGTCATAAGTGCAGCAATCCATGCCACTAGACTTGTTTGCTCTCAATATCTGCTTGCCAAGGTTACTGTTTTGTTCAACCATGTTGAAAGCCTCGTCTTCCTCTGGAGTCCATTCAGTCATGTGTTCTTCTCCTTGAGTTTGGCTTCGATGGCTTTTGCATAATCTTCTGCACATTGCATATTGAATGTTCCATCATCAACACAATCACAGATATTGCTATAAATATCATCATCCGTCAGCCCAACCCACTTACGCTTGGGGGTTTCATCAGGGCATTTGCAAGTTGATGCTGTACCAAGTGCCCAACGCTCACCACATTTCCAACATTGTCCATAAAACATTATGCTTTCACCTGTAAAGATTTAGGTACATAAATGCAAGCCTTGTCCTTGGAGTTCTTGACATTTACTGGATTAGGTAAAGAGAACCTTTTGCAATTTAAACACTTTGCATCAGGCTCTTTTGGTTTGCAACCAAGCAACATCAGACACCACGCAAATCGTAGTCAACAGAAGCTGAGTGATCTGCCTCGTCTAAAAGATGCTTGGAAAGACGCATAGCACCCTCGATCTCCATATCCTTGAATTGCTCAACAGTAAAGATGCCCATGACGTTTCTGCCCTCAAACCAGACTTCCTCAATGTTCTCGTTATAAGTTCCTTCCTCGTCTTGCTCGTACTCCATGACCACAGTAACGATTACAGAGCCTTCACCAACAGTTGTGTCAAATTCGTATTTCATTTCTTAATCCTTAAAAGTGGGGGACTATGCCCCCTGTTAAATTAGTTGTATGAAAAATGTGTGCGTTCACATTGCTGCTCAAATGCAACATCGTCTTCTGCTTCACACTTAACAAGATAATCATTCCATTGAGTTTTTTCTTGTTCAGACAAATAAGACATCCAAACACCAAAGGCTTTTTCGCTTTCTTCTTCAGCAAAAGAATTGAAAACTTCACCTTCAAAATTAACAATCAAAAAAGTTGATTGATAAGTTTTTGGCTCAAATTTCTCTACAAGGTTAAAAGTAAATGTTGGCTTGTTCATCTTGATTTCCTTAAAAGTACCCTTGCGAATTGCTTGGGCTGAGTGAAGTATAGCAAACTAAACAAACAAAATGTTTACCGATCAACAAATATATCTAGGTACTTTCCCTACTCTGTAGTTTTTACGCCAAGACGCTCACTTGCTTGCTCTGATCTCCAAATGTCAGCTTTCATCTGGGCAGCAGTCAGCATCCACTTTAAGGTTTCCTCTTTTTCGATGGCTACCTGTAAACCTAGCAATAACTCTTGGTATTCGTAATGGGCATAGGCTTCTCTTTCTTGGGCAACGGCAGAATCAATCCCTCTAGCCATAGCATCCTTCATCAGCAAGGCTTTCTTTGTTTTACGAAACTCCTCTAGGTAGATTCTTTGTGCTTTAGCCTCTGCATATTTGCATGAATTTTCAATGATGAACTCAATGGCTTTGTAAGGTGCTTTCATTTAATCTCCACAGAAGCAAGAAATAGCTTCTTCATCTTTGTCAAACATATCGGTTTGTTCGGCAGCGTATTTGTACATTTGTGAGTAAGTTGGCCTGTCAATGGCAAAGAACTTCCCATCACCAGCGCATCTTTTTGCGGCTTCTTTTTCTTGTTTAATCCACCACAATGCTCTTTCGGGCTTTTCAGTTATCAAGCTAAGAATCTGAGATTTAGGTTTCAACATACATAAATCACAGTTTCCATGCATTGTTTTGCCATTTATGTTGGGCAATTCCAAGTCAAATTCTTGGTTATTCCAAAAATTACCAACTTCTTTTGAGGAAACGTTGTTTGGGACAAGTGGCATACAAACTGTTTCATTTTTATTTTCTGGGTGTGGATTGGCTCTAAATTTAGCCACTCGCCTTGGTTCATCAGCCCTTATGCCAATAAATGAATCCCATTCAGTCCAGCCCAATGATCTTAAATATCGGTGCATTGTTCTGGTTTTCATTTGGCTTGAACAATATCTAGCCCTTCCATTTGGTAAAGATGGTTGATAAAAATTTATTACCGCCTCAAACGGCTCACCATTACGACTTGCAGTTTCAAAGTTAACGACTTTAGAAATCTTTTCATTATTTTCAACAGCAAATTCCAACCAAGTAATTTCAACATTCCAACGCTTTGAACATTCATTCACAAATCGCAAAGTGGCCTCCTCTTCTTTGCCTGTATTACAAAAAATAACCTTTGCTTGGTTTGGCAATTGCCCCCCCCATTTAGTAATACTTTATGTAACATAAATGCAGAAGTTCTTCCACCAGAAAAACTAATGCAAGTTGGGCCATCAATTTTGTAAGGGTTCATTTGACTACTCCGATCATTCTCAATGCGGCTTCTGGGCAATCTATTCTTGCCAAGGTACTTCCAGACCAATTCTCGAAAAAGTCGGCTTGTAGCTTGGTTAAACGCTTTTTAGAGTCCGTTTTGATCTCCACCAGAAATGTGTGACCCTTATAGCCAACCAAAAGGTCAACAGGTAAGCCAATAATCCAGACGTATGCGCCAGCACCTCGCAAAGCTGAGACTATCTGTTCTTGGTTAGCATCCACCCTAGCTGCGTATCTCATTCGAGTGTCCCATCCTTAATTCTGTTCATATAAATTCTTATGCGATCTCTAGCACCAGAGCCATAAATTCGTTCTGCCCTCTCTAGCCGACCACGCACAAAGTCTCTATCTTTGTTTGTTTCCCAAGTCCGATAGAGTTCCCTTGCCTCCGCTTGCTCAAGGATTACCCTATCGCTTGGGTTTTCAATCGTCTTTCGAGAGTAAGTCACCAGTTAATTCCAATGCTTTGTTTATCAGGTGTAGAGGATATGGGATACCTTCACGCACCTTGTCTAGTAGTTTCATAGCGTCTGCATGGCTCATGCTTTTCTCCTAATTTGAGCCATTCTTTCCAATTCCGCAAGGTTTGGAGGTCTGGTTATCTTTTCATCTTGTTTAATTTTTAACAAAGCAGGGTCAGGCTCATTTGACGCTGGAACTGTGAGCCTTATGTTGTCAGCAGGGTTTTGTTTAGGTGCGTAAGTATTTCTAACCCAATTACGCCAAGTTGCATCCCAATCCAACTTCACACCTTTTTGACCAGATTGAGCAATCCAATGATCTTTGAAGTTGTCAAATGTTTTTTGTGGGTTTAGTTCTGGTCTGTGGTCAACACAAAACTTTTCCCATTCTTTTGACAAACAAGAATCTTGAGGGAGGCGTGAGCCTCTCTTGTTCTTATCTATTGGTTTATGGTTATTGGTTATTGGTTCTTGGTTAGGGTTATGTTTGGAAACCACTTGGGTTTCTTGTGGGTTAGCACTTGGGTTTGATTTGGGTCTACCCCCTAGCTTTCCAACCTCACGATTACGCTCTGCTTTGGCTTGGTAATCTGCTATTGCCTTGTCGCAACGCTTGTGAAACCAGCAATCATTCTCCATGTCAAACATAAAGAATTCTTCAAGTACTGTTTGAACAGCATTGATTTGTGCAGACATTCTTATCCGTCTGGCAACCTCGTGGGTTTTGTTTGGGATAGGTTTTTCGCTTGTGTAATACAAGTCAAGTAAGCGTCTAAATGCCAAGTCCTCATAGGCTGACAAATGAGCCGTGTCGTGAATGTAGTCACTCACATGAAAAGAGTAATAGTGCATAACAGTCTCTAGTTCCAATTCTCCCTAAAAGAAACAATCGGCAGGAGGGGAGACTTCTCTTTTCGATGGGGTAGCTACCCCCCATCTAGCCGTGTTTCAAAACATTGTAAACTTAAAAAAGCCTACTGTAAACTCAAATAGATTGATTGTTGGTAATCTCTTTTTTTACTGGTCTGCCAAGCAATCGTTTAGCTTGTGCGTTCATTACAGCGTACTCTGATTTACTAAAGATACCCTTGGCATTGCGAATGTCAAAAGGATTCAGCAAGCAGCGAGTTTCGTCTTTTGGCCTGTTCTCAATCAAGTGGTCAGCAAGGGTGTACTTAGCCACTCTGTAGCGACCAACCTGAACCTCCTCGGTTGTTAGATCACCTTTGTAGCGTAGTTTCTTAGCTGTAGACAGCACAGATGATTTGTGCATCCCTGTTAAGTCACAGACTTCTTGTGAAGTAAGTGGCCCATTCTGGAGGGCTTTAATTATTGCTTCTTGGGTCATTTAAACCATTCTGGCCGTAGTTCTTTGAGTTGGTAGATTCTTAACAGAGGGATTGTCTTCCAATGCCAGACAGCCGCCCGTTTGATTCCAAGGATACGAGCAAGCTCACTCTGTGAGCCAGCAAGTTTGATTGCAGTTTGTTTGTCCATCTCTTGAGTATAGCAAGGTAAACAGTTTGTTGAAAGAAAGATACACTAGGGAAAATACTTAGTAAATAATTGTTGATCTGTGTGTTTAGTTTGCTATACTGACGTCAGCCCACAACAAATCGTAAGTGGGTCTTTTTAAGGAAATCAAGATGAACTTCGAGAAAATCATGGATTACGTTACAGCAATATCAATCGGTGTTGGCATGGCAGTTTTACTGGTTGCATGGTGGTCAACATGAACGAACCAGCTTTCCCAACAGGAACAGGAATTACTCCTTATAAATCTGGCATGACCTTGCGTGACTATTTTGCAGCTAAGGCTATGCAAACACTTGTTAGCAAACACAGCCATGAAGGTGATGTTTCTCGTAACGCATACAAAATAGCCGACGCAATGCTGAAAGCGAGACAAGAATGAACACAAGATTCTTAACCCACGTTCGTAAAATATTTGCCAGCTACGATGCCCCTCAAGAGGTCATTAGAGGCTACCAAAAGCAATGGGTGAAGTCAGTACGCCAATTAGGTGACAAATGGCTTGTAGCTAAACAAGTTCAAAGAATCCAATGACAAGACAAGACGCAATCAAGGATTTAACAGGGCCACTTTACTGCTGCTACTGTACTGAACCTAAGACCTATGGCTCATGCTGTGGAGAAAACCACTTCGTTCCTTTCGAGGATTTATACGAAGACGACAAAGAAGCAATGATTGAAGAATATTTAACTCAAGGAAATTCAAATGGTACATAAGAAGTTAATGCAAGCAAGAATCATGTTGCAAAACGCACCTCTCAAGAAGTCAGGCCATAACAAGTTCGCTGGCTATTCATACTTTGAACTTGGTGACTTTATCCCCACGATCAATGCAATCTTTAACGAGGTTGGTCTTTGTGGCGTAGTCTCCTACGATTCAGAGATTGCAAGCCTGACGATCACAGACACAGACGATGGCACAAACATCGTTATCACTTCACCAATGGCTGATGCTAACCTCAAAGGCTGCCATCCAATCCAGAATCTTGGTGCAGTAGAAACATACACCAGACGCTATCTCTGGGTGACAGCAATGGAGATCGTTGAGCATGACGCTTTGGATTCCTCTGCACCTATCAAAGAAGTAATCATCACACCTACACAGGGTGCAATGGAGAGCCTTCCAGAAGATGAACAGATTTATCTCAAAGAGTTAGCAATGGATTTAATTGCTATCTGCGAGAAAGAAGAACCTAAGACAGCTTGGGTAAAGTTGGAATCAGAGAACCTAGATGCTGAACAAAAAGTAGCATTGTGGACTTTGCTTCCTAGTAAAGTGAGATCAGCTATTAAGAAAGCGAAAGAGTAATGGAATACGACACAACTAACCGAGGCTCGCTCTTTAAGAACGACCGCAAAGACGATGCTAAATTTCCCGACTATAAAGGGTCTTTAAATGTCGATGGTACTGACTACTGGCTATCAGCTTGGATTAAGGTCAGCAAGGATGGAAACAAGTTTATGTCTCTGTCTGTCAAGAATAAGAACGCTGATGCTTCTTTGCAACCTAAGAAAAAGGTTAAGCAAGAAGAATTTGACGATTCAATGCCGTTTTAAGTTAATAGGGGGAAAGCGGATGCTATGGCTAGAAATAGCGGACGAACATGGACGCAGCGAGTACCCCACCTCAAGGAGAAAATAATGGATTACAAAGAAGCGTTTAAAAGAATTTTTGTTATGCCTGACTTCCCAATGGTCAGAGCAACAGACCCACTAACTTCTTTTGAAGCAGCAGAGGCTATTAAACCAGTAGTCTCTCAGCATCATCAGATCATCTTGGAGTGCCTACAAACTCATGGTGCTTTAGGTAAGGATGGAATCTCAGCATTGACAAACCTAGATGGCAATCAAGTCGCTAGACGCTTAAACGAGATGAGAGTTCTAGGACTTATTCATCTCACAGGTAAAACAGTTAAATCAAACTCAGGTAGAAACGAAAGAGAGTGGTCATGTCATACGCAAACGTAGAAATGAAAATCATCCAATGGTCTGAAGCCAGAAAGATTATCCCCAACAGCACACCAGAGACTCAGCTTCTCAAGGCTATGTCAGAGATGGGTGAACTAGCTGATGCAACGATTAAGAATGATCGTGAAGCTATCGAGGATGCTGTGGGAGATGTAATGGTCTGTCTAGTCAACTACTGCGCTCTACAAGACCTAAATCTGGTAGACTGCATGGAAGTTGCATACGATCAGATTAAGAATCGGAAAGGCACACTATTGCCTAACGGATTGTTTGTTCGTGAACCTACTTAGCCAGTAAGTAAAGACCCACATTCGAGCTGGCATAACCCGCATAGACAATCGCCATATTTGGGTTGCCTTTCATAAACTGTTCTACTGCAATGTAGGCGTAGATCAGTCCCGTTAAAGCAATTAGCCAAGCACTCAAAATGCACCTACATCAATCACTTCACCACGAAACTCGATCAGGTCTTCGTCAAACTTGTGTACGAGTTCAGGCCACAATAACTTTCCATTAAAGAAGTTAAGCACAGCAAAGCCTGATCTGTGGTTACTTGGGTTTAGTTCGGCATAGGTAAACTGTGGGCCATCAGTTTCTGCAAGTGTCCCTGTATCTACACCATATCTTGTGCCGTTGTAATCACTAAATGGAGTAACCTTTAAGCTGTGCAAATGCCCAGTTATACACGAGACTCCGCTTGAAACCGCATTGTTATGAGCAGCATGAACTCCATTTTTGTATCGGTGCTTGATGATTACATTGGGAGTAGGCCATACTGCCCAACAGAACTCCCAATTAGGGATATGGTCTGTCAGCTTAAATCCTTTTACATCCTTAAACTGAGGTGCGTGTTGAGCCAATCTATTGGCAAACCTTACATCGTGATTACCAAATGTAAACACTAGCTTTACATTGTGCCTTGCTGCTTTTGCTGCTTCCTCGATCTCACCAAGCATAGCCTGACAAGCCTTTAACTCTTGAATAACAGAAGTCTGTGGTAGATCAGTTACATCGTGCCTCGATATAGACGCTCCATCGAACGCATCTCCGTTACATATCACCGCCTTGGGTTTGAACTCTTGGATAGCCCATAGAAGCCCTTTAAAGGCTGTTGATCGTTGTTGGGGAATAAAGTGAGCATCAGAGAAAACAATCACACATCCATCAAGGATTCCAAGATCAACTTGTTTGAGAGGTGAAAAAGATTTAGGTTTATCAACATCATATTTAGCACCTCTGTGGTCATCAGCAGATAACTTGATCTTATAGTGTTGCTCGATAAACCTTCTACGCAAATAGACTGCCCTAACCACAACACCAAGGTATTCAGCAACCTTTGAAGCAGACCTGTGTTCACCCCATATCTTGATAAACTCAGCATCTGTACAGGCTTCGTTATTTGACCCCATGAGAATCCTTATAGATTAAGTTTTCTAGCAAGTTAATGACCCTATGCTCTTGCATTTCAATATCCTCGTCTGAGGACTTTGGGTCAGTTGCTACACACATTAAATCATGCAAAAATATGTGAAGTAACTCATGTAATGCAGTCTTATCCAGTGACTCAGGTGTAATCTTTTCAGCACCAAAATCACCCAATCTGTAAGTCGCCAATCTAGCGGAGGCATTAAACTCAACAGAAGCCATCGCTGCCTTTGCTGGCTTACTACCCTTTTCTATTCTCCAATCACCAAGGCTTAAAAGTAACTGGTACTTTTTGACACTTTTGGCAAAGATTTCAGCATCTTGCGGTGTGGGTATGTTAGCCATAGGTGTCAGATTAAATCTTATGTCTATGTCAGTTTAATTAAGGAATACTGCTTGTTCATCTTTTCTGCGATTTAAAAGCCCTCTAAGAACTTTACCACCAGCCATGCAGTATTTCAGCAACTCCTCTGACGCACCTTCCATATCCCCTCTAAGAACCTTCTGACGGAGGGTTGAACGCTGTAGTGTTCCCAGACCAACATTAAAGCTAAAAGATACCAAAGCATCGAATTGACCTTGGGTAAGAGGTACTGGACAGAACTTCTCAACTCCTCGCTCAAACCTATCCAAATCAGCTCTAAGTATTGCATCTACTTCATCCATTGAAAAAGTACGAAAATCCTCGGTCTTTAAAGCAAAGCTATCACGTTGGTCTATTTTGAGTTTTCCTTGTTCTGGGTACAGTACATGACCCACACCTACTGTCCATAGCTTTGCAGGGCATTTATAAGGCTTCTGACGCACACCCTCATGGTGTTTAATCATGTGGATGGTTTTAGCAGAGACTTTCATCACTTGTTACCAAATGCCCGACCACCAAAGTGAAAAGCAATAATGCTGGCAAACAAGGCTTGGGTATCAGAATCCCACAGCATCTCAAGCAAATCATTGAATGGAACGCTCATGTGGTAGCCGTACCAGAACCCTGCAACATCCACAAAGACCAGTAAGAAAAAGAAACCATATGTAATGACAGGGCGCACACTAGCCCTAAGATTTTTCATCCATTGGCTTGTACCCTCATTCAAAGATGTATCGTGAGCATAGAGGGCTTGCATCTCAGCTTGTTGTGCCGCAACAACAGTTTGAGTAGTTTGTGAAGCAGTCTCCATAGCTAACTGCTCAGACTTAATATGTTCTACCCTCTCTTGAGCCTCAAAGCCTAGCTTACGCATTTCCAGTTCACGCTGAATCTGGAGTTGAGCAAGTTCTAATTCATGCGCTTTATCTGACCTATCTTGAAAAAACTCTAGTAGCTTTGGTAAGCCACCCATCAGGAAAGAGATCAGAGTTGAAAGTAGAGTTAGCATTTTTTGTCCTTTTCATCGCCTTGCATAAGTTTTACACCAGATAGGAAGCCAATCATGCCACCCACAATTGTTTGAAACGCTGGCCCAATGAGAGCAAAAATTGAAGCATTATCAACTTCTTTCGCCCACAGACCAACTAGAAACGCACCAACCATTGCCAACATACAAAGACACAAAGTTGCTGAAACAATCATCGTGACGTAAAAAGTCAGTTTTTCTTTGGTGCTTGTTGTGTTTTCCATATTTCCCTCATACAAAGATTTGGAATCTTCTGCGATCTTCAAATGATCCAAGTTGGATGGTGTTCTGCCTAGCCCTTTTGTCGTAAAGTTCCAGTTCCAGATCTTCAGTTTTTCTAACCTGTTTAAGACATTCCATTGCATATCTGTAATCTTCTTGAACTTTCTCCACCGCCTTGTCAAAAGCCAATTCTCTAGCTGTGTAAGTAGGTTGAACAAGGGGATACCATTTGTTTAAGGTAATCATTTCTTTTCCCTCTCTCTTGCCCTTGCATGGTAGTAAAGAACCTTTGCCCTAATCTCAGCACTATCAGCCACTCCTGACCACATTGCTAAGTTATTCCAAAGAGTAACCAGTTGTTCAGATGTACAGGAATCTCCATTAGTGGTTATCCATCTTGATAACTCCATGTGCCTCATTGTTGGCTCGCCTATCCAACTTAGTCCGTAGAAGTCTGATAACAGACATTGCTTTGGTTGTGCAGATACCAGCAATCCAATAGAAAGCAGGAATAGCACAAGCCATTTCATTCATACCAACCAGACTCTTTTTTAGCCACTTGCAAGTGCTGATACTTAAAGTAGATATTAGCCACCAGACCAACAAAGCCGATAACAACACCACAGAGAGCACCAAATTCATTGGCTGATAAACCAAAGAACACAGCACTTCCTGCACCACCATAGGTAGCTACTGAAGCTGTCTTAGCTGCGATGGCTTCTGCTTCCATGTCATGCCTCTGAGTCTTTAGGTAATTGCTTCTCGGCTTGTTCCTTGATCTTGACGATCAGAGGCCATGCACCTGACTTGCTTGGTAGTTCGCCAAGAGTCTGCAAGATAAAGTTAATCTCGTTGACTTCAAATTCTAGCTTCATGCTTTACTCCAAAATACATTTATGCGTTACTCTTAATAATCTACCAAGCCAACCTATGTGTTCACCACATTTTTGGCAACAGTAACTAGGGCGTTTCATGCTGACCAAGGTGTACCAGTAGCTTTTACAGGATTCTTTAGCAAAGCAATCTGTGCCGCCAAAGATGCTTCTGTAGCTGACTTGTCGACAGCGTTCCATACCCATTCCAAAACAGTTTCTTCTGTCAGGTTTGCGTAGGGAATAGCAGGAGTGCCTTCAGCCCATGAGACTGTTGCGTAAGCAGAGGCAGAGTGTTCTCCGTCTACTGCTGTGCAAGTCCAGTGCGCACAAAAAACGAAGCCGTCTGCGGTGTTGCGGTCAAGGTTTGAGACTGACCAGTTGTAAGTAATAGACATGATGTTTTCCTTTTAAAGATTAAGCGATGCCAGCGTCTGCTAGGCGTTTACGGAGTGATTGAACTTCCTTGACCAACATTGGGACAAGTTTAGAGTAGTCCACAGCCATCATTTGCTCTGTGTCTTCTGGTTGGTGTACTGCTTCAGGGGCAACAGTTACCAATTCTTGAGCAACAAAACCTGCACGTTGGTGTGTCTGGTCTGTTTTCCAATCAAAACTGCGAACCTTTAAAGAATCAATAATGCTACCAAATTCAGGCGCATCAACAATGTTTTCTTTTAGGCGTTGGTCAGAAGTAGTGTTGTAAAGAACAGCAGTTGTTCCTGATTGAGAGATGCCGCCGATTTGAGTGCCGTTGTAACCAAAAGCCATAAAATCAGCACCAGATGTTGATGCTGAATTATGGTTAATTCCTAGATATGTGTTACTAGAAGACACATTTCTAAAAAATGCGCCTGTTCCTGTGCTGAATCCAGAGGTGGTAGTGCCAATGAGCAAGTCACCGCTTGAGTCTATACGGGCACGTTCTGTTGAATTTGTTGCAAATGTTATTGGCTGTGAAGAAGTTGTTTGGATTGATAATGTTGCCGCTTCTGCCGTCAAAATCATGTCAGGGTTGCAATACAAATACCCTTTTCTTACTCCGCCAACGCCAAAACTAAGAATTGAATTTGAACTTCCGTTAAGAGATAAATCAACGCGTCCAGATTGACCGCTCAAAGATGAGGTAGTGCCTAATATCAAATTCCCACTAGCATCCAGAGTCATTGCCTGAGTAAAGGTAATGGCGTTTCCTGCTGTGCC